ACCTGAGAAATTAAACATAGAGATGTCAATATCTACTGAGCATTCATGCTACGTAAGTATAAAAGATTACACCGTATATATAGAAGTAAGTGAAGCTACAAATAATAAACCTTACATAAGTTTCTGGAAGAAAGGATGGGAAGATGATAGAGCTGTTACTCTCAGTCATTGAGGAACCCAACCAGATACACAAGTACTGTATGTCCAAGCATGACCACTGGACAGGCAGAGCCGCATGTGTACAAGAGCTACGACATGCCCAACGCAAGCTAGAAGTAGAAAGACTACGACAGTTCTTGAAAGAGAACCCACACTATAGATATCCAGGCATGGCATTGCCTAACGGAAAGATAAAACCTCTTGACGTTTGCTGGGGATCTGATAAAACTTATTACATAGGAAGTGACAAACAGAAGAGGAGTAAGTGCTGATGTCATATGAAGTATGGTTTGGAGAGAATGGCAAGTGGTTTGGTTACCACTCATTCAAATATAAAATGGATGCCAAACGGTATAAAGAAAGATACCAAAAAATGTTCAAGAGTTTAACTGTAGAGATACGGAGGAGAGTACATGCGAGTTAGTCCTGATGGATGGCGATACAAAGTCACACCCATAGACAGGGTGATCAACGACTGTAGACGCAGAGCAGACGATGCTTGGTGGGATGGTAACGATGAAGAGGCCAGACTACACGAGCAAGAACAGAAGTTATACGAGAAGGACAAAGAGGAGGGTGTACTTTGGGTTCCGAACTTTTAGCGGCGGCGTTTCCAATTATAATATCAGTGGGCTGGACAATAGGTTTTGTCCTGTTATGGATTGCACATGCAAGAGGAAAGTGACAATGCACAAGATAAGAATGCGCCTTTTGATGATGTCACACATTGGGTGGGTAACCTACCTGACAAGGATAATGATAGTACTAAGCGTACTCTTAAACGTTATTCTTGGTGGCAGACTCAATCAAACATTCTCCGCAAGAAACTGGGAATGGAAACGAAACGGAAAAAATAATCTGGTGCGACTATTGGACACATTGCTAGGCGATGGTCATTGCAGTAGATCATGGGCATACTGGAAGGTAAGGAGGAAATGGTAATGAATATCCCGAAGCATAACGCTACGTTGGAAGAGGTGATAGACTTCTATCGTAGCTCTGATGTATATCGTAGGTTGTCCTCCTCCTCACAAAAAGACTACGATAATCACTTGTCAGCTACACTCACTACTGAGGTAGAGGGCAAGATGCTTCGGGCATATCGCTGTAAGAACCTGAAGGTTCGACACATAACACAAGCATACGAGCAATGGCTAACAGTTGGTACACGTACTGCCAACTACAGACGCAGTGTCCTTTCTGCTGCGTGGAAACATGCCATGCGACATGATGTGTTCATTCACAATCCAATCTCTTTGGTGCAGACCGTCACTGAGAAACCAAGGAGAGTACACTGGACACGTGAACAAGTGTCAATCTTTCTTGACACAGCTTACAGCGACTTTCGCTGGCGTAGCATTGGCTTGATTGTGCATATGGCATACGACTGGGGTCAACGTGTAGGAGATGTTCGACTTCTTACATGGAATAGTTTAGACTTAAACGAATGCAGAATAGATATGACACAAAGCAAACGTAATGCAGAAATACATCTCCCTATATCGCAGGGTTTGTGTGCCATGCTACGTCAGCAGAAGGAGGAGTTTGGCTTTCAAGAGTACGTAGTACCGAGAGTAAAGCCTAGAGCAGGAGCATATACACCCTATGACAAAGAAGAAATCTCGTTACATATCAATAAGATCCTGGAAGAAGCTAATCTACCTAAAGAGCTTACGGCTATGGATCTACGTAGGACAGCGGTCACAGAAATGATGGAAGGTGGTGTTGACTTGGCAGGTATTATGCAAGTGACAGGACACCAGAATGCCGCATCAGTCAAGCCTTACATGGTCAACACATTCAGTGGTGCAAGCAAGGCACTAGCGGCAAGGGGTAAGCAAGATGAAGATGCGTGAGTTGATTGACAATCTTAATCTAAAGGATGGTGAGAGACACAGAGGTGACTGCCCTGAGTGCCGAGGTAGAAATACATTTACCGTTGCCAATATATTTGGTGAGATAAAGTACAACTGTTTCAAGTTAGGCTGTAGAGTTGGTGGTATATACGACACTGGCATGACAGCAGCAGAGATATTCCTACGCATGAGTGAGCAACAGTTTCAACGTGCGTATACAAACATAACGAAAGCGAAGGAGAGTATGGAGATACCTGAATATGTAGTGACACCAAAGTCATCACACACTAAGTACCAACGCTATGTAAAACGATGGGGCATAGCAATAGGTCAGACCATGTATGATGTAAAAGATGAACGTGTTGTCTTTCCTATCAAGCATGATGGTAGGATAGTTGACGCTGTGGGTAGAGCAGTAGGTAAAAAGCAGCACCCCAAGTGGTATCGCTACACAGGCGAGGCAGACTATTATACGATAGGTGAATCTAAAACTTTGCTGATTGTTGAAGATGTAGTCTCTGCTATTATTGCATTCCAAGAAATACCGTACCTCACAGCTATGGCTATCTTAGGGACAAGCTTAAATCCCAAGCACATGGAAAAGATAGGAGAGTACGACAAAGTAATCATAGCCCTTGACCCTGATGCTATTGGTAAGACAGTTGAGTATCGCAGAGAGATAGAACTGTGGACAGGACGCAGGACAACAGCAATGAATTTGATAGACGACATAAAGTATCGTGAGTTTGAAGATATGGAAAAACTAAAGGAGTTGGTAAATGAAACTAGCAGTAGTAATTGACGTGGACGGAGATATAATGTATGTACCAGAGGGTAAAGTGTTTCCAAACTTTCCAAAGCCAAAGGTATTTGACAATATTGCAGACGCAGAGGAGGAACGTGACAAGTGGAACACTGGTATAATTGTTGACCTCGATGACAACAACAAGACTGTACCCACAATCAGGTCATTCGATGATGAGGAAAGAAGAAGAGCGAAGGAACGAGAGGAGATGAACAAAGATGATGGAACTAGCACTGGTCAAGACTCTACTCAATAGAGAGTTTTATGACAAACACAAGGGTGTGCATTGCCCTGAACGTATCTTCAGTAAGGATGTGCGTAAGATAAAGCAAGCGTTGGATACAGCTATGGAGACATACGATGGTGACCTGTCTGTGTCTGACTTACAGGCTGTGTTCAATCGCATGAATGCAAGTATGACTACATCCACAAAGACAGCATATGAAGATTTGTTTAAACGTATCAACATAGCTGAACCTATCAAAAGTGAGATAGCAAAGGATACATTGTCTCAGTTGTTTCAGCAACACGTGGGTGACCTTGTAGCTAACCTTGGTTTTAATTTTGTGAACGGCACAGAAAATACCCTTGAACCCTTACGTAAAATATTAGAGGAATATAAAGATGACTTTACTCCAAATACACGTATCGAGTGGGATGATCACAGTTTTGATACTGTGCTTGCTTTATCTCAGCAAGAAGCCAGATGGAAAATTAACATCCCTCCCCTGGCTGATAGGGTGGAAGGAATCAGTGGCGGTCATTTCATTGTGGTTGGTGCTAGACCTAATTCTGGTAAGACTTCTTTTCATGCCTCACTTGTAGCAGCAGAGGGTGGCTTCGCACATCAGGGTGCTAAATGTATATTGCTTACAAATGAAGAAGCATATAATCGTGTAGTTTTACGTTATATAGGTGCATCATCAAAGATGTGTATCAAAGAAGAGCTACCAAGAAATATACCACTGGCTCAAGCTAGATATAAACCTGTGGCTGATAAAATAAAGATTAAAGATTCAACTGGCAAAAACATGGACTGGGTTGAGTCTGTAGTAAAGCAAGAAAGACCTGACATTGTTATACTGGACATGGGAGATAAGTTTGCTACACCGACTACTGATCGCCCAGATATAACTCTTAGGATTGCTGCGATACACGCACGTAACATAGCAAAAGAATATAACTGTGCTGTGTTTTGGATGTCACAATTATCTGCTGAAGCACAAGACAGGGTTGCCCCTAACATGTCAATGCTAGAGGGTAGTAAAACAGGCAAAGCTGCTGAAGCTGACCTAATGATACTAATTGGTATGGCTGCTGAAACAGAGGGTGAAGAGCAAAATAGTATGCGGTATATTAACGTAGCAAAAAATAAACTTACTGGATGGCATGGTAAAATACCAGCTATGCTTGATGTGAAGCGTGGTATATATAAAAGATGAGATTAGTATTAGATGTAGAGAACACCGTCACCAAGCGTGACGATAAGGTTCACCTCGATCCTTTCGAGCCTGGTAATCACTTGGTGCAGGTAGGTATGCTGAATGCTGATGATCCTAAAGCTACCTTCACTATTAAGACACTGGATCACAATGAACTCACAGACTTCACAGGCTTTCAGTCACTGGACATACAGTGGACGCTGGACAATACCAAGCTACTTATTATGCACAACGCACAGCATGACTTGATGTGGCTGTGGGAGTGTGGCTACAAGTATGACGGCGACATCTATGACACCATGCTTGCTGAGTATATACTAGATCGTGGACAGAGGAACGGCTTAAGCTTAGAGGCTTGTGCAGAACGTAGACAACTAGGAGTACAGAAGGATGACACACTCAAGAAATATTTTAAAGAAGGTAAGAACACAAATGAGATACCTTTGCAAGAACTTTGTCATTATCTCAAGCATGACTTGTTTACTACTTGCGAGTTGTTCCATGCCCAAGAAAGAGACTTTTCACTTCCCGAAGCGTCTTCCCTTAGTACAGTCAAAAGAGTTACCTTCAATACCTGCAAAACCCTTACCGAAATCTATATGGCAGGATTCAAAGTCGATCTTCAAGAGTTGGAGCGAGTAGCAAAGGAGTTTGAGAATGAGAAAGCGGAGATTGAAACAAGGCTGCAAAAGAAAGTCAGGGAACTTATGGGCGACACTCCGATCAACCTACGCTCACCTGAACAGAAGTCGCAAGTCCTCTTCAGCAGAAGGGTACATGACAAAAAAGAATGGTCTGATCTCTTCGAGTTCACACAGACACAAGAAGAGTTTAAGGATGCCGTTGCAGCCAACTCGTCACCGATCTACAGGACTACGGCATACACCTGTCCTACTTGCGAGGGGCAGGGTAAAGTATACCGACTTAAAAAAGATGGAACAAAGTTTGCTAGACCTAATAAATGCAAAGATTGTGATGCGAAAGGATACAAACTAAAAGAGGGCAAGCAAGTAGCAGGGCTACGCTTTACTGCACCCAGTAAGAAGTGGGTCAGTGCCAATGGATTTAACACAGGAAAGGATGAACTAGATGTACTATCTGCGACTGCTAGGAACAATAGAATGGACGAGGCTCTTAGTTTCATTTCTGATCTTAAACGCCATAATGCTGTTAGCTCTTACCTATCTTCTTTTGTCAACGGAATACGTGCCTATACAAAACCCAATGGATTCCTGCACGTTGGACTCACCCAACACATTACAGCTACTGGACGTTTCAGTGGACGCAATCCAAACATGCAGAACATGCCAAGAGGAGGCACGTTTCCTGTAAAAAAAGTATTCGTATCAAGATTTGACAATGGTTTAATAATGGAGGCCGATTTTGCACAACTCGAATTTAGGACAGCAGCGTTCTTGGCACAGGATGAAACAGCGATGGGAGAAATCGCAACTGGTTTCGATGTACATGCTTACACAGCAAAAGTTATTACTGATGCAGGACAACCAACATCACGTCAAGAAGCTAAAGAACACACGTTCGCTCCGCTCTTTGGAGCAAGTGGTTATGGACGCACGAAAGCTGAAGCAACCTACTACACCCACTTCAACGAAAAGTATAAAGGCATAGCCAAGTGGCACAAGCAGTTAGGCGAGGAGGCACTACGCTTCTTAAAGATAACAAATGTATCAGGCAGACAGTATGCTTTTCCTGATGTGACAAGACGTAGCAGTGGCACACCAACGCACTTTACTATGATAAAGAATTACCCAGTGCAGGGCTTTGCTACAGGCGATGTAGTACCAGTGATACTTAATGAAATGCATGAACGTTTGCGGCCTATGCAGTCGTGTTTAGTTAATACTGTACACGATTCTATGGTGGTTGATGTGCATCCTGATGAGAAAGACCTAGTAATATCACTGGTGTGGACACTTAACCAGGATTTAAATCATATAATAGGAGAAACATATGGACTACACATGAAAGGCTGCGCTTTCGGGCATAAAGATTTAAATGTGCCTATGCTTTTAGAAGCAAAAATAGGAAAAAACTGGCTTGACACAGTTGATATATAGTGTATAACTAAAGCTCTTTAACTCTATGAAAAGGATATAGAATGAGTAATGAACTAGCAATAGCAACAGAGCGTGGTAAATCAATGGCAGAACTAATGGGAGTGTCGTCTGCACCCTCACAGGATCTCATGCCAACGATAGCACGTTTATCACTACAGCAAATGCAACCTATTATGGGTGAAGTAGAACTCAATGGTAAGAAGATAAAGACCGAGGTAGTACCTATTGGCTCGTTCAAGCTGGATACTGGAGATAAAACAGTATACAGTGAGACTGCTACGGTACGTGTCTTTGCCCAGCGCAAACAACTACAACGCTGGAATAGTGAGACAGAAGAGATGGAGAAGTCTGTGATGGCTAACGACACCAATGGCGACTTGAAAGATAGCATTGGTGGTTTCAACTTAGGCAGACCAGCAGGTTACATCCAAGACTTTGAGTCTTTACCTGAAGAAACCAAGCAGCTTATACGTTCAGTAAAGCTTGTTAGTGTTATATATGGCACAGTTACAATGAAGAACCCTATAAACAACGAGGGTACAACTGTGGCTGACATAGAAGACGTGCCATTTGTTATGGACATCAAGAACAACGATAGTAAGAAAAGTATTAATGGTGTGATGAATCACCTTAAAAAGAAAAAATTACTACCTATTATGTCCACAATAGAACTTGAAGGTATTACTGGTACGGTAGCCAGTGGTGCTAAGTTTGGTAAGATAAGTGCTAAATTAGGTACGCCTTGTGAAATAAGTGGCACAGACAATGACACACTCAAAGACTTTATTGAACTAATTGAGTATAACAATGGCAGGATTCTTGACCTACACCATGAACGTGCTAAAGCTGATACAGATGGTGACACAGAGCTTGTCGAGGCTATTCTCAATAATGACTTTGTTGAGGTTGACGAGTAATGGGTAAAGAGTCTAACCACTGGTATGACAAAACAGGTAAAGCTGCATACACAACTCTGGACTCTAAAGGTAAGGAGCGCAGCACCAATCTAAGGGATGCTAGGAAACATGGATATGTACCGTCTGTTACTACTATTCTTGGTGTTGCGGCCAAGCCCTCACTTGAGAATTGGAAAGTTAACCAAGCCATAAATGCTGCACTTGCATTATCTAAATGGGACGATGAAACAGATACACAGTTTCTATTCAGATGTAAAGAATACTCAAGAAGTGTGGGTAAAGAAGCAGCAGAAAAGGGTACGATTATCCATGCTATGATAGAGCAAGGCTTTGAGGGTGGAGAAGAAACAAAACCCTATATTAAAATAAAAGAGTACTTGGATAAAAAGTTTCCCAATGAGAAGTGGACTTCAGAGGCTTCGTTCTGTGCTGAAGATGGCTATGGTGGCAAGATAGACTTACATTCTGAGTCGGGTATCTTTGTTGACTTTAAAACAAAAGACAACTTGAGTGGCAAGGAAGGAGCCAGGCTTGTGTTTGATGAGCATGGCATGCAGTTGTCAGCCTATGCCAATGGCTGTGGATTCAATGATCCCGAAAGAGTTTCTATCTTTGTGGACAGAGAAGATCCAGAGTTAATAGTTCCATACAAATGGGACAAAGCAACACACCCTAAACACTTACAGATGTTTAAAAGTTTACTGACATACTGGAAGCTGTTTAAAAACTATGACCCTTCTAAGTGACTACTAGAAGACATAACAAAAAGTTATATCGTAGCGGCCTTGAACAGGAGGCTGCTGCGTTTCTAAAGCTGAGACAAAAGAAGGTAGAGTATGAGAAGATAAAGATAGAGTGGGAAGACTTACGCTATCGCACATACACACCAGACTTTGAATTGGACAACGGAATAATAATAGAAACAAAAGGAATATTTAGTGCAGCCGATAGGCGTAAGCACATAGAGATACAAAGACAGCACCCAAAGTTAGACATTAGATTTGTCTTTAGTAATGCAAAGGCTAGATTATACAAAGGAGCTAAGTCTAGGTACTGTGACTGGTGTGAGCAGAAACAATTTAAGTGGGCGCATCGTGTCATACCTGAAGGGTGGTTGTTAGAGAAAGGCAAGCGGATGAAACATCAGCGTGTCCTAGTTAGAAGGAGATCGTAATGTCTTACGAATTAAAAGATGGTGACGTTGCCATAGTCATAAGCCCTCAGATAAATGAGGATGGTGACTGGGAGGGTATACTCAGAACAGGTATGGTCTTTGGTGAATCTAAAAACCAAACAGCTATGCGTTCTGCAATGGACTATGCCCTTACTATGGCAGCAGCATCAGAAGTATTAGAAGAGTATCCTGAGTTAGTTGAATACTTTGATGATGCAAGACATAAGATACTAAAAGAAATGTTCCCCGATCAGTATGCACAATCAGAGCTTGAACTCAAGAAAGATAGAGAGTATACAACTGAGGGTAACGTAATTAAATTAACTAAATGGACAAAAACACTGGGTGAAGCATGAGCAAAGACTTAGAAGAAGAATTTAGCATAGACGATATGTTGAATGAGTTTGATGATGAAAAGATAGAGGAGGTGGTAAACAGCCCCTATCACTATCGCCAATCAAGTGTCGAGTGTATTGACGCTATACTATCTGCAACGCATGAGATGCGTGAGGGATACCTACAAGGTAACATTATAAAGTATCTATGGAGATATAGATATAAGAATGGTATGGAGGATCTCAAGAAAGCACAATGGTACTTGAACAAACTAATAGAGGTGTACAAAGAGACTCACAAATGATACGCAGATTTAGTGTGACGTATGTTATGGAGGTAGATGAGGACAACAACTTCTTGTCTGCTCACGAAGAAGGACATACAGAGGACGTACATGATTTAGTAAGCAATGTCATGCATGATGTGGATGATGTTAAGATACAAAACTTGATTGTCAAGGAGAGATAATGACAGACATGACAGACATATACATGGCTGCAACTATACTGTTTTGGTTAGTTGTAATGATTGTATATTTAGTGTGGTATAAAAAATGAAAGGTATACTATGGCCTTTTCTTTTTTGTTTCTTTGTTATTTGTATTCTGCCTGTGCTATTAGTAGACAATGCAAAATACTGTAGACAAAGTATTATACCTTGTTATCCGTGGACGGAGCCAGTAGAGTGGAATTAGATGTAAAGAAAGCTGCACTTGAAGAAGCTGAAAAAACATTTGAAGCATTTATACTTTGGTCAAAGAGAGTAACTCTGGTAGCTATATTCTTTTTGTTACTGGTAGTTTTTAAATGTAACAATGGTGTTGAGACTGGTAAGAATGCTACTGGTTCTAAATATAATGGTGAACAATATAACCCAAGCAACATAAAGGTAAAAAAATGAATAATAAAGTAACGCCTATAGGGTGGGGAAGAACTCTGCTAGGCGCAAGAGATGCGTGGAAAAGTATAATGACTATAAAGAACTCTCCACTACGTAACCTACCACCACAGCTAGGACTGATGGTGTTTTCAATATTAGCTATAATGTGGAGTGGTATCTTTGCAGCTATAATAAATAACCCATACGCATTTGGTATATCTGCAGGAGGACATTTAATAGTAATCTTTGGTATCTTTATTACAGCTATAGTGTATGATAGTGCAGAGAAGTATAGTGCGCCACAAAACTACAACTCACGTGGTATGGGAGGTGAACACGAATGAAGTTTTTAAGACAGATGGCCGATGCAGGATTTAGTCATTGGCTAATTAGAATACCTTTGATGGTTGTGTTCTTTCAGCAGGGCATGGATAAGATGCCTGTTACTGTGGAGGGCGCAGAGTCTTGGGATTTACCCTACCTAGTTTGGTGGATCGTAGCCTATGGTGAAGTAGGTGCTGCGCTGGGCATACTAGTTGGTGGTATTTTAAACTTAGATATAATGAAGTCTTGGATGAAGACTCTAGGAGACATGCTAACACGATTCTCTGGCATAACTATCTGTTGTATTATGACTGGTGTCATTTGGATAGGACAACCAGAAAGTGTTTGGGATGTTTTATTGTATGACAACCTTCATGTCATGTTGTATTTTGGAGGACTATTTTTTGCGTTGAGAGGAAACAGAACATGAGCAATTTATTACCAACAGACTATCAATCATTTATACACCAATCACGCTATGCCAAGTACATTGATGGCAAAGGCCGTGAGTCATGGGCTGAGACAGTAGGACGCTACGTTGACAACGTGGTACGTCCGAAGCTAGGCAACGACTCCTGGGTAAATCAGATAGAGCAAGCCATACTTAACTTAGATGTTATGCCAAGCATGAGAGCTATGATGACTAGTGGTGCTGCACTGGATAGAGACAACACAGCAGGGTACAACTGTAGCTACTTGCCAGTGGATGATCCTAAGTCTTTCGATGAAGCTATGTTCATACTACTGTGTGGTACTGGTGTTGGCTTCAGTGTGGAGCGTCAGTTCATTCAGCAGCTACCAGAAGTGCCTGAACTATTTGACAGCGAGACTACTGTGGTTGTAAGGGATAGCAAGGAGGGCTGGGCTAAAGCGTATAGACAGATACTTGCACTACTCTGGGCAGGTGAGATACCCAAGTGGAACGTGTCACGTGTGCGTCCACAAGGAGCTAGGCTCAAGACGTTTGGTGGCAGAGCCAGTGGTCCTGCACCTCTTGTTGAGTTGTTTAACTTTACTGTACAGACATTCAAGAATGCACAAGGACGCAAGCTATCCTCTATGGAGTGCCACGATCTAATGTGTTTCATTGGTCAGATAGTTGTGTCTGGTGGTGTAAGACGTAGTGCTATGATCTCTCTGTCTAACCTTAGTGATGATCGTATGCGTCACGCTAAGTCAGGACAGTGGTGGGAAACTGCTGCACACAGAGCATTGGCTAACAACAGTGTGTCCTACACAGAGAAGCCAGACATCGAAACATTTATGCGTGAGTGGACTGCTTTGATAGAGAGTAAGTCAGGAGAGAGAGGTATATTTAATGTTACTAAATGACCATTTAGAAGAAAAAGCACGAGAGGAACAAAGGCAGGCACGATGACAACATTAGCAGAAGTTAATGCAACCTTGGGTGCTACTAATGTAGCACTATCAAGTGTAGCAG